AGATAGACCAGCTTGAAGCTGCTGCCTGCATTACTGGATTCAATGACAAGGTTTCAGATGCTGCATGTGACAGTTATATCTATGGCGGTTCAATACTGTATCCAGTATTTGATGTTGACAGACCTTCACGCATGAGGGCAGACCTTTACAGTCAGTCACTTGAGAAAGGGTGCATCAAGAGATGGGTTTCCGTTGACCGATGGAATGTTGTCTTTGTTCCTTCTTTCTTTATCACCGCAAAGGACTATTTAAGACCTACAACTATATATGTTCCTCAGACAGGACTTACACTCAATACAACACGTGTCGCTATGATTCGTCCTAAACCGCTTCCATATTGGGTTATGCTTTATAACCTTGGATGGGCACCATCGGACTTCGCAGGCTGGGCACGTGCATTCTTCGGATATGATATTCTGTGTCAGAGTGTATCTGTAATGGCTCAGCAGATGTCATTGCTTCTTTATAGACTTCCTCTCGATGGACTGAATGCGACAATCGGACCAGAAAGAGTTGAGAAGCTTATGCGTATCAATGAGCAGAAAATGGCAGAGTGGTCTTCCCTCTCACCTAAAGCAGTCAACATGATTGGTGAGGTTGAGGTAGTCAACAGGACATATTCAGGATTCCAGGACTTTGTTGGTGTCACCAAGAGCAATCTGGCTTCTCAGTGCGAGGTTACTGAGCCAGTTCTGTGGCATACGACGAATAAAGGATTCTCGGACAATACGACAGAATCTCTGTTGAAGCAGTCGGAATCAATGCAGATGTGCCAGAAGCACCTTGAGCGTAATATGAAGCCTTGCACAGATGCACTTATAGCACACGTGTTCGGCACAGACTCCGAGGAGTGGAAGAACCGTGATACTTTGAAGATGACCTTCAACAAGCCGATGGTCAGCACCGAGAAGGATATGGCAGAATCTGGTGCAAGATTTGCTGCATCTGTAGCAAGTTTCTGTACCGCAGGATTACCTGCTGATGTTGCTCTCAAGCTTACTGGTCAGTTCTTCCCAAGCATCAAGATAGACGATGAGATGTTAAAGACTGCTAAGGATAATTTCAATCCCCAGGCTACTGGAAACAATGTTGGGGTTAAAGGAATAAACACAGGACATTTCACTAAACCGCAGAAAGCTACGGTGAGGTCACTGAAATGACTTTACAAAGAGGCAGAAAAGGTATAGGATAAAGATATGTTAGGTGATATGGCAATTAAAGACCTTACTCCTGAAAGTGAAAACATCGGGGGTAGACTGGTCAAGAATATGCGTATATGCGGAAGTGGCATATACAAATACAGCATCAAGGAGGCACCTCTGCTCGGACTGGCTCCAGTGCCAGATGAGTATAAGGGTCTTGACATAATCAATGTCTATAGACCTCCAGAGGTCCTTGAGAAATATAAAGACTACTTCGCCCGTATTCCTATAATAACAGGGCATCATATCAGGATAGACAGAGACAATGCGAAGCGTTACTCAGTAGGTATGATTGGTGATACTGTCCGCACCGAGATTGACGAGTCAGACGGTGAGCTGTATCTGTATACTACAGGTACAATTATCGCTGGTGACGGAGTTGAAGCCTATGAGGACCTTGGTCAGCTGTCGGTCGGATATGACCCAGTGATTGTATGGGAAAGCGGTGAACATAATGGTGAGAAATACCATGCTGTTCTGAAGGAGTTTAGAGATGTCAACCACGTGTTGATATGCAAAACGGCAAGAGGCGGTCCACAATGTATGGTTATGGACAGTCTCGAATCTCCGTTGGAGAAGCTGATAATTAATGGAGGAAACAGAATGAGCTTTTTTTCTAAAATTTTTGGAAGAAAACTTGTGGGTGATGAAGCCGTTGCTGTAACACTGATTCAGTCTATGGCAGCAGGAGCCGACCCATCTGTGCAGGTTCCTAAAATCAAGAAGATTGTAGGTGACTCCAACAAGGAGTTCACTGAGTATCTTGATGACCTCGTTGCAGGTAAAGACTGCGATGATGCCGAGCTCAGAACCAAAGCTTGCAAGGTAGTGGAAGATTACTACGTTGAGAAGATGTGCGGTGACAAGTGCGGTGACGAGGACAAGAAACCTGAAGACAAAAAGCCTACTGGTGACGAGGACAAAAAGCCCGAAGACAAGAAACCAGAGGATAAGAAGCCAGAAGATAAAAAACCTGCTGGCGATGAAGGCAAGCCTTGTGAGAAGTGCGGAAAGTCCCCCTGCGAATGCGGCGATGAGGACAAGAAGCCTGAAGACAAGAAGCCTGCTGGAGACGAGGACAAGAAACCTGAGGAAGACAAGAAACAGGCGGGAGACGAGCTTGTAGAAGAGGTCTTTAAGAAGGTTCTTGCTAAACTTGATGAGAAAGAAGCTGTCAAGAAGACACAGGACCTTGACCTTGGTATGCCTATGCCAGGTGATTCAAAGCCTGTTGATGACAAGCTTGCGTCAAGCGATGATATTCTTGCACTTATAAGAGGATAAGACTATGGCAAACGTACAGTATAATATGGGGCCATTCCCCCCAACAAGTTTCAAAGGCGGAGCTGCGGTAAACGGCGTTCCAGTCTTTGTTGACAAGATGCCCCTCACACTCGGCGGTATCGCTGGTGAGGACCTGCATTTCGGAAGAGTAGTTTCCATCGACCCATCAACACCTGGCGGAAGACGGGAGTTCGTTGAAGGATGTCCTGCTGGAAACGTAATCAAAGGTATCGTAATCATTAATCCTGCTATCATGCGTGCCGACCCAGGTATGAATGACTACTACTTCGCTGGAAGACCAGCTACAGTGGCAGTATTCGGCATCGTTGAGATTTCTGAGTATGATATCACACAGAGTGTTCCTGTGGAGGGTTCAACCGTATGGGCAAACAACACCAACGGTCTGCTCGCATTCAACGATGGAACAGATATCTCAGCTTCTGGTTATACCAAGCTTAACGCTTATGTATATGAGACATTCGACCCGAATGGAGCAAAGATTTTCTTCAATGTTCCTTTCATAGTTACTCAGACAGCTGAAACAGTAACACAGGTTGCTACTCCTGCTGCTACACCTGGTGCAGGTGAGGTTGCTTCTGGTACTAAGGTTTCCCTTGCAACAACCACAGCTGGTGCTACAATCCATTACACCACAGACGGAACAGCTCCTACAATGAGCTCACCTGTTTATGATGGAACAGAGATTGAAGTTACTGCACCAGTAACTATCAAGGCTATTGCAGTTAAAGAGGGTATGGCAGGAAGTGCACTGCTTACAGCAGCTTACACAATTTCTGCTTAACGGAGGACAGACATGAGTATCAAATTCGGAAAACAGTTTGCAGGAATGCAGAAGAAAATTGAGAATGTTATCGACAGCGATAAAGGCCTTGCAAAAGCAATGGCTGGATGCGACCTGGCAGTAGGTCTTTCCTCTGAACCAGAGTTCGGTGTACCAGCTCATGCAGCAAGCTCCGCTATGTATCTCGGTGATTCCGCATACATGGGTGAAAAGCACACAAGCGAGTCCGTAGAGGCTATGCTTAAGGTCGATAAGGATAAGGTGCAGATTAGACCTAAGTACAATCCAATCACAGGCAGGTTCGATATGGACTTCATGCTTGCAGGAGACGAGGGATTTGACCCACTTGCAGGTCAGCTTTTCTCACCTTGGAACATCGCTTATCTTTCTAGAGTATGGAAGAGACCTCTCTCCTACTCCAGAGCACAGGAGATGGTAAGAAAAGAGCACGCTGGAAATAATCCGTTTGCTGAAATTTTCACACTGTTCCTTGAGGACTACGCAGGATGGGGAGTAATCGGCCAGACTGGTGAGTTCCAGAACAACATGACAAACGATGTAAACGTAAAGAACGGTATGCTGTCTGCTCCTATCATCAACATGATGGGAACCTACTCCCTCACACTTGAGGAGAAGGCACGCAAGACATGGGGAGCTGCACAGGATTCTCCACTTGCACGCAAGCAGCAGTATCTGAACTTCGTAATGGATATGATGGATGCAAACCTCATCTATTACGGAAACCCAGACACAAACACAACTGGTCTGCTCACAATTAATCCAGTGACCAACTGGACAGTAGGAAAGTCAATGAAAGAGCTCTTCACTGGTGCATCTACAACCAGAGGTTCTGATGCATACAGACTGATTGCAGCAGCACTCAATGACTTCCTCACATCAGCAGATAACAAGTATGACAACGTGAAAGTAGCTATGTCTCCAGAGGCATACAACTACCTCACATCAATGCCATACAGTGATGTTTACGATGCTACTACAGCAATGCAGACATTCGCTAAAGCTTATCTTGCAGGTAAGGGACCAAACGGCGGAACTCCTACCGTTGAGTTCGTTGCAGACCCAATGCTGAAAGCAAACAGCATCTTCAACCCAAATAGCTTCGACTATATGGTAATCACCGCTCCTGAAATCGGTGCAGGTCCAGATGACGAGAAGCAGCCTACAAACTTCTATGCTACATGTCTTGACAAGTTTGTATTCCCAGTTATTCCTGGTATGTACAACGAGCAGTACAAGACACTCAGAAGAGTTGCAGGTATCATCGCTCCTATCCCACAGGCAGTTAAAGTATACGCTGGCTTCGGAGTACAGAGCTGATTAATTCCCCCGCCTTGTGCGGGGGTATTCCTTTTGGAGGTAGACTATGTATTGGATTAAAAGTACAAACGACATTCCTTATAATATGGGAGGTCATCTGATTCCAAGAATGCGGACACCGAATAATTCCTATCTTGAAATTGACGAGGATGGATATAAGAAGCTCAAAGGCATTCCTGTATTCAATGCCCTTGTCAAGAGCGGTGGAATCGTTGTGTTCACAAAGAGACCATCTGATATTCAGGACCCACCTGATGTAGTCAAGCAGCATCAGAGAAACCTTGAGGCAAAGAACAGTCAGCTTACTGATGAGGTAGAGGAACTCAAGAGGCAGCTTGCTGCAAAGGATAATGAGCTCAAGGCAAAAGACAGAGAGCTCAAGAAAGTAGGGAAGAAAGGTTCCAAGGAATAATATAGGAGGCGGACTGTGACTATCATTTTTGATGAATTTAAGTTCAAGCATAAATTTATTAATCTCACTCAGGCACAGTTCGACAACGCTTGGAGTGTTGTTGAGGTGCAGTTCTCTGGTGTCAATAAGCTTTGGGGCTTTCTGCCTCCACTCGAAGCTGATGCCAAGAGGGAGCTGTGCTTCAACTATCTTATAGCATGGATGCTCACAAACTTGTATCCAGGTCAGACATCTGGCGTGTCAAGTGCGGGAGCCATGCCGCTGTCTAGTAAGAAAGCAGGACCTATATTCATCAAGTATAGGGATGGAGTAAGACAGCAGGGAGCAGGTGTCCTTGAATCACTCACCACAAATGAGTTCGGGATGCAGGCTCTTATGATGATTCAGTGTGCACCAGAGTGCTACATGTTCTTTGCGTGAGGTCTTATGGGCGGAGTATACGGAGATTTCGTAGGCAACTTTATGGAGTTGCAGAAACCTGTCGATGTATGGACAAAGACAGATGAATCTGACAGACGCACCATAATGGCAGTAATTATTCCTACTTTCGGCTCGGTTCTTACACACAGGGCTTTCGGGCAGGGAAACACCGCAGTAGACAGAGAGAATGACC